ACCATAACAATTACTTTTTCCTTTTCCTTGAAAGCCTCGCGGACAGTTCCGTATTTGTTCCATTGAGAAAGCACGGTTGCACCCTCGTGGAAAAATGGAGTCTTATTTTCTTTTTGGATTGCACCGAAAGTCTTGTTGTACCCCGGACCTCCAAAAGAAACGGCTTTCTTGCAATTCTTGCGGCGGTCGGCGTCGTGAGAAGCACGCGATGGCATTTTGATTCAGGTTGAGTTCGTTTTGTGTTGTGTGACAGGGGTGTTTGATCCATCAAAAGAAGTTACTTCTCAAATTTAACATAATAAAATATGACATTGACAAGTTGAGCGACTCGTTATGAATAAAAAAATTTTAAAAAACTTAATTTATTTTAATAGATTGTACTTTCCGATTAGATTTGAACTCTACTTCACCTAATACATTTGTGAGTTTCAAATTTGAAACTTTTGTGATCGATACTTTTACATTTTTAAATTTTTATGCCTTGTTCCTTCCAAACAAATTTTCATTGCGTACGCCAAAACTTCTTTTGACGACTTAACACATTGAACAACTGCATGTACTGATGGAAACGATTTAATTGAACCCACGTACAAGTTGGTTCTGATTCTGACACAGCAACATATTTTCTTTTGCATTTTTCCCGAGTTTTATAACAACATTTTCATATTCAAAAACTTTCATATTATATAATAACTATAATAATAAATGAAAAATTTTTTTGTGATTCCCGTAATTATATTTATAACTCTGATTTTTTCAAGAAAAAAAAAAGTAACATTTAAAATATGTAAAACAGACTCCGACTGCATCAATAGTATTTGTGGAAGACAAAATGTATGTGAACATATACGTTACGAATGATTCCTAAAGCTTTCCAACGCACTGCACGATCTATATTGATAGAGTGCAAACATTACACATTTGGGTATGTGTACGTTTACAAACTTGTCTCGTACCGTGCAAATAAAAAAGTTTTCATCTTCACCATCTACTGAAATGTTGGAAAAATGTATATATTTTCTTCCATATACAATGTCGTTGTAATATTTATTACCAGGAATTTTTGACACATCAATCACAAAGTTATCCAAATCTATAGTATCATCATCCTCACTTTCACTTTCAACAATGTCTACTTCATTATTCTCTGTATGTTGGTCAACCGTACGTCCTTCAACTTTTTGTTTTTTAATCAACTTGGAAGTCACTTGACTCATTTGTTTTCTTTTTATAGAAACAGGTTGCTTCATCAACAGGCCCAAAATAGTTTTGGACGCCACTTTTTCATTTGCACACCTGCATAATTTTGATTTAAAAATAGAATTAGAAAAATCAATACTTCCATTTTCTATAGAAACTTTTGCTTCTTTTAATGTCTTCAACACCACTGGTTTTTCTGATCCGTCTAAAAATTTCATGTTAATTCTCCAACGTTTCCAACCATTGTTTCCTTCCGATGTTGTTTTTTTTAGCAATTCCGTATGTGCATAACGTCCCGCGCTGGTTAAATTATTAAATTTAGCACCATCCGGAAACGTAACAGATGCGTCTTCGCCGGAAATAGAAGTCATACACGCAATAACCGAAGTTTCTGAGTTTTTCCCTTGTCCGAAACGTATAAAGGCCGGAAGCTTAATTGCATAGTTTTCTTTTAGTCGTGTCGGTGTCGTGCACCACTCACAAGAACACTCGTGAAACATTTTATCCGTTTGGTCACTCATTCATTTGTCTTTGATCCTTTTTTGTGTATTGTTTTTTTTTATTTAAAACTTTTTCATACAATTTTTTTTTATTTTATTTTTTAAAATTAAAATATAAAACATAAGAAAAATGGTATGTTGACCAAGCTTTACAAATTCCACTAGAACACGTTGTTTGTGCGGGATTGTACTACAACATTACAAGTCACCTGCACATTAGTAGTAAAATGTTGACCCAAATAGAAGGTTTGTACACTTAAATTGTTTGCAATCCTCGTCTCTACAAATCATTCTGGCTTCTCAGAAAACTGTAAATAATTCTGTCATCGCTTGTCCGTAGTTTAAATTTTTAAACTCCGCTTGTATCTTTCAAAAGAGAAACATTTTTTAATCCAGCCCAGTTACTTGTTTCTTCCAATACAATTTTTTTAACTCCTGAAAGAGATTTGAACTCCCATGTATTCACACCAGAAACACTAGAACAAACGACAGTGTAATTATGTAAAAGTCCTAAATGTTGTTTCAGTTCGGCTCCATGACTCCCCATTCCAAATCGTTTGGTTACACCTTTGGAATTTATGAATTCCAACCCCCCGTTCCCCTTGAATTTAAAAACATCATTTTTACCATCTACAAAACTATATGTTATTTTTGCGTATCCAGCAGTTTGTACATCAACGTGATTTATTTTGATACTATACCGGTTTTCGGGTACAACTTTTATAGTTTTAGTTTCGTTATTTACATTAAATTTCTTATAGATTGAAACTATATCATACTCTTTTTGAAGTTTCTCATAATCCTTTTTTAGAGTGTCAAATTGCATTTTATAACCATTACTAGACAAAGACAGTTCTTTTATTCTATCATCGCATTCTTTTGATAGTTTTTTATATTCTTCGTTTTTATCAGTGGACATCTTTTGGGTTGTATCTCTGTCCGTTTCCAATTTTTTAATCTTTTTACTTTGATCGATTACACGTTTTCTAAGAGTTTCTATTCTTTTACTATCACCCGTTTGTTGATTTCTCAATTCAGTTTTAATGTTTGTATCATTTACAGCGAATTGTGACTTAAGATTTTCTTTTTCTTTTTCAGCGGTTTTCAACTTTTTTTTGAGTTCCGAGACATCTTTTATGAATGCCTTCTCTTTTTCTAAAACTGTAGTCACTTCAGTTTTAAGAAGAGATATTTTTTGTTTACAATCGTTATTTTTCATACTTACGGCCTCATTTTCTTTCAAAGCTTCTATATTTGTTTTTAAAATAGTTATATCACCAATAAGCTTACTATTTTTTTGATCACATTTTTCCAATTCATCTTCAACTTTTTTTAGACCATCGGTTTTGAATACGGCATTACCCATTTCTATTTTCTTTATTATTAGAATCAAACTTTTATTTGACATTTTTATTTTTTAAAATAAATGGAAATATTTTCTTTGATTACAACATTTTATGGGTTCAAAGCTTGTTATACATGGGAAAATTTTTCTCACTCTTTTTTCACTGTTTTTTAGCAACATGTGGGTCGATTTTGGAACATTCTATAAACAGTTTAGTTTATTTAGGAAAAATTAGCAAGGAATACAAAAAATGGTTTTTTATTGTTAGATAGATTCACAGCGGTTTTGTCCGCATTGTCCAGATATCAAACAGTTGAAAAAAGGTTGTGTTTTATAATAAAAAAAAATTTTTGTTCGCACTAGTGCTGTACATATCACTAGATATGAGTTTGTGGGGCGCTACATATTATGACTTTGGTCATAGTATATGGCACTTGTTTGCATTTTCACTTCTCGATAAAAACTATGATTTAAATTTAAATAAAATAGTTTGAAAATCAGTTTGAGAACGTCTAAATTGTTTTATAAACAGTTTCTCTGTTTATATAAATGATAAAATGGGAAAGTATGCTGTTACCGAGTGCACTTGTAGGGTGCTGTGCGATTGGGTATTATGCATGCCGTATATGGGAAAAGAGCTTGAAACTAGAACAGCATAAGTTGTACGTTAACTCCACTATAAAGTTGATCGACATGAGTCTAAATAGATTAGGGCGCACAAACTCTTAGTCTTTTATTCTAGGTTGTTCATGTATAGTCTGTATTATTGCCATCCATATAACAATAGATATGTAACATTCTACTCCATATTGAGTTTCATATTCCTGTTGTAGTGTGGAAAAATACTGTATTTTTTCCATAGAAAGAGGGTATGTTTTTATACACTCTGTCAGAATTTCTAATAAATTGTCCGAAGACATACAAGGGTAAAAGTAGTTTATATTTTGAAACAACTTATATAGCTCAAAAATACTATTGCACCGGGAAATGCGGGAATTCAAATAGTACAAGTACAATTTGTATTTATTAACGTCATAATATTTTATAATCGTTTGTAACATGTTTATCATTTTATATACTTTGGAACTCATATTAAAATAGTTTTAATTTGTAAAATGGAAACGACAAAAAAACTTATGATGTTAGAAACAAATAATGGACGTTGAAAGTGAAAACGAACTCGACTTTGTACTTCCCAAATTTACACAGGATGGGTCTGGAAATATTGCGAAACCAATACCTTCATCAAATACATCAAAGACAAGACAGGAACAAAAATCACCGGGTGATGAAGAGGTTGCTAAATTAGGATTTACGTCTACCGGTAATGTTACCAGTCATAGTAGATACGACGAATCGTTTGCAAGCGCCGTAGCAGATGCAGAGCAACATCAAAAAAGTCGAAAAGCGAAGTTCAGCAATAAAAGAGAATCCTCAATAACCGGCTACAGTCTTGATGATACTTTTTCCGAGGGAGAACGCTTAGTAGCATCTTCACTTAAAAAACCAGAATTTCCTGCATCATCTTCACAACCATCCTCATCCTTTTCGTTTCCTTCACAATCATCCTCTTCACAACCATCTTTTTCGTTTCCTTCACAATCATCCTCTTCACAATCGAGGTTTCAGCCACAAATGTCGCAGAGTTCACTCGATCAACAGTATTTAAACAGAATAGAAAGAAGAAGACGAAGAACAGCCGGAAAAATAAATTTTAACACTTATGGTTTATCTCCAGAATCAGACACCTTGAGTAGTTTTCCGAAGGTAGCATCCTCGACTAATTTTTCAACATTGTCTGATGTTTCTGATGATGATATGCACGGGTTGGGGTTGGAGGCTTTAGCACTAGAAGATGAGAAATCTGAAAGACCAGTAAATCCAGTAAGTTCAGGAGCAACATTAAAAAGAAGTAGATGATATTATAATTTCTTATAGGAATATTATTTCAATTCGTAATGTAAACAACAAGGGTAAACGACGTATTTCAATTTAGTTTTCAGTATATACTCGTTTGTAAAAATAGTTTTCAAACAAAACCAGCCTTGTCTATCCACTTTTTTTTTCCCGGCTTTGTTTTGGGAGTTGCATTTTTTACAAGTCGTTTTAAGAGTTAATATACCAAAACAACAGTTTAAGCAGAAACAAGGGTACGCCACAACATGGGCGGCCACATGTGTATTATCGTCGAGTTTTTTGAAACACTGAGAACATCTTTTAGAATACTTGTGCTTTCTTCTTTTTTTAGGGTGTGCATCAGTAGTAGACGTTGCGTGAATATAACTCAGGAACGGCCAAAAACACATTTAGTTATAAAAAAATATATTTTAATTTATGAATGTACATATTCAATACAATTCAAACTATATTCAGTCACTCTGTGAAACGGTTTTATAACTACATTTTCTGAATTTTTTATACGTCCTGGATACCAGTTTTGTAAATTTTGTACCATTTCAGAAGCTTGATTATATAACTCATGTGGTTTGTTGTGAAGTTTAATAGAAGTTTCAAACTTAGGTGCATTAAATGTATTATCAGTCTTATAATGTTTTTTTGTACATATCGTAAAACGATTCCCATGTATAGTTTCGTCAAGAGAACTTATCATAGTTGCGTGTTTATAATCACCGTCCAATAAAAGAATCCAGTTCCAATCTTGTATTACTCTCATTTCTTTTGTGAATTCTCCTTCGTCAATTCCTTCGAAACTCCAATGCGTCTCACTTCCTTTTGTGTAAAATTTAAACCCATGTTTGAATGGTATATAAAAATAAATATCGTTTAATGTAATGTAAAGATATGGCGTTTCACCACTGTACAAGTCTACCCACATTTTCTAAATATTTATAAAAAATAATCAATTTTTTTACACATTTACCGAACTTTATTTGACTTTATGTTTTTGATGAATTTGTTGATAACTCAATTTTTCAGTACGTGAACTGCTCACAACTCTTAATACATGTATGTCATGTGACAAACAACATCTATTTAACATAAATGCAGCTTTTTGTACATACTCAGTTGTCAATCCCGTTGAATATTTTGTTCTTATGAAAGCTTCTTTTATTTTATGCCCATTTTTTTCTCGTTCTAAGTTACGATCGTCAAGTATCACGCACATTGCTGGTTTATTTTTTAAAATCCAGTTAAATATTTCAGTGGGTCTTTCGTCGTTTATGTTTCCAGTATGTCCCGAAATTCTCATTCCGTACTTTTCTAATACGTCTACAATGCGTTTATAATAAGAAGGGTAGAGACGCCAATTACTAGATAAAACAATATTAGCACCTGTTTTTTCCACAATCTTTTTCAGATTTTTAACTAACGAACCATAAATAGTTCCGTTTATACACAACACACCGTCCACGTCGAGAAATATAACCTTGCTCATTTTACTAGGACACGTCACCGTCGTTTACAATCTTTTGTCAATCAACTGTCTTAATGTAAATGTCGTCAATTTTTGTATAGTAAAACTGATAGAAAAATATAGATTCATACAATTTTTTTTTTGACATTTTGGTATCAAAAGTTGACACCAAAATGACAGAGTCTCAGAGTCTCTAAGTTTTCTAGAATAGAAATTCCAAATTAACAGACCATATGTATGATTTCATGACATGTTTCACAACTTTTAAAAAAAATAAGATTGACATGGGTTCCGTGTATTGTGGTACACCATAAAAAAAAATCGTTAAAAAAGTATTTGATAAGACGAAAAGAAAAATCAAAAACTCTAAAAGACTCGCGCTTTACGGTTTTTTTTCAACTTTTGAATCTTCTTGTACACATCGGCCAATATGCCATGGAGCTCGGCCGATGTGCAACGTACATGTTTACTTTATGTTTAAGCAGTATTCGCGGCAATGGGAGCTAGTGGAATAGTAAAGTATCCGATTGCTTCGGCACCGCACGGTATA